AAATCTATAGGAGCTATCTGTTTTATACTTGTTTTTCCGATCCCAATCCATAACATTCGTTTCCTGTCAATAAAAATACAAACTCGCCAGTCTTTCCGTTCTATTAATTCTTTTCATCCATCCTGCAAGTAAAAAATATTGCATTAATGGCAATTTTTTAAGAAGATTGGTTTTTGTTTCAAAATTGGCTCTCCATAACTAATTAATATAGTTTTCTTTTTGTATTTCGTTTTAGAATTGATATCTTTGCTATTGTCTTCTCGGGAGAATGGGATAGAGAGTAGGACGTGGATTGAACGGCTGCTGTGCTTTTTGCTGGCGGCTGTTCTTTTTTTATCTAAATGTTAAATATTACACAATGCAAGAAAATATATTGTGATTTGTTTTGCTATCACATCACAATATAGTATATTTGCATTGTGATAATAAAGCAATAAATAATAATTAAAAGACAATAGAAGATTATGAAAGCGATAGTAGAAAATCCACTGATAAATTGTGAACCAGAAGTTTTACACCTTTTCGTTCAAATAATCAATGAGATAGCTTCTTGCATGTCAGAAGATGAATTAAGAGGTTGCATTAACTCTTTAATAGTACAATATCCTTACTTTAAGCTGTTCTTTGACTATGGTTTTGAAAACAATCACATGTGGGTTAAAGAATCAGATTCCATGGAAACATTGATATTTGTTGAGTTCTAAATCCGATATCCTTAAAAACAACAGGTAATAATAGAACCGGCGGCAACGAATAAGCGGCGTAAGACTATGAAGACAAAAATTCAATTTACAGATTCATACAGTGGTAGAGCAATTAATATAGTTATCAATCTTACTGACGGTGAAAAGGAATACTACTTAAGAGAAGATGACAAAAATGTCATTTATAACAAAATGTCTTCTTATCAGAGAGCAAAAATAGAATCATTCTTTGGAAAGATGAATGCATACTATACCCAAATAGAGATTTTATAAATAAAAAGTTAGGGCGACGAATTTCTTCGCTGCCCTAAATATTAAAATGTGGTTTAAACCACAATGACATTTTTAATGTCGTTTCAATCCACGCACCGAAGTGCGACTAACATCGTTGATGTTCGATGCAAAGGTGCAACTTTTTGAAATAACGAGCAATAAATTATAAATGTTATAAAACATATTAATTATGGCAAGAAGACGTTCTATTACCCTAGATCAAGAGTCTAGGGTATTGTCCTTATATAAGGACGGGATAGCGATCAAGGAGATAATAAGAGAAACAGGGGTACGGTCTGAGCAGACAATATACAGGATATTGGACAGCAATGGTGTGCCAAGACGTCCCAAGGTTAGAGGTGTGAAAAGAATACTTGTTATGATAGAGGAGGACGTGGCTGCTATCTTGGATAAGGAGCAATCAGTATCATTATATGTCAATGAGGCTATAAGATTCTATCACAGTAACCGGCATTAATTGCCGGTTATTTTTTGTAATAAGGGGAACAATATTTATCTTTGTGGGGAGCGTGTGAAGATGCACGCCACTTATATTTATGACGAAAGGACATTATACAATTTCATAAGACCAAGAGCTTGTTGCGGATTAGTTTCCGTGGCAGGCTCTTTTTTTGTTTTGTATGACAAAACAAAGGTTAGTTGAAAATCGGGTAATCCAAAACGTGTAATTGATGGCATTAAAAAGGATAGTAAAAGTCATATAAATTATTGCACAATGAGAAAGGAGACAAAAGAAAACATCCAGTATTCAACTGCTGTGGGAATGCTTGTTTTGGGAGCGTCCTTGGCTGTGGCTGGTTTTGTGTGCTCGGAACCTATGGGGCAGATACATGATAGTGTATTGTGGTTGTTTGCCCAGTGTCTGTTGTATGCCGGTAGCGTATTTGGCATAAGCATCTATATTAATAGCCGGTTTAATAACTTGATAGAGCAATTAAAAGAAAAGGAGGGAAAGAAATGAAAAGTTTACCAAGAGGATTGAGAAACAATAACCCCGGTAATATCCGCATAACAAAGGATAAATGGCAGGGGTTGAGAGAAAAACAGACAGACAAGGATTTTTTCCAGTTTACAGAAATGAAATGGGGTTATCGTGCTTTGATCCGCACATTACAGAATTACAGAAGGAGACATAACTGTATTTGTATCGCGGACTTTATTACAAGATGGGCCCCACAGACAGAGAACAATACAGGGGCTTACATCAGACGGGTATGTCAGGATATGCAAGTACCTTCGGTATATGTTCCGGATATTGAGGATAAAGATACGATGTGCTCTTTGGCTGCTGCTATATCTTATGTTGAAAATGGTGTCCCTGCCGTAATGGAGGACGTTTTTAAGGGATGGGACCTGCTATGAAACAAAGGATCTATATATGGATTGCGGTAGCGATAGCATTGCTATTGGTACTTATTTAAATACAATAATATGAAATGGCTTCCTTATATATTAATAATTGTACTCGCTTTCGGTTTAGGATGGTTTGTAAAGCCATCCCCCGAAGCAGTTATAGAGGCAAGAACGGATACGGTATTCAGCACAAGTATTATTGTAAAGAGAGATACGGTAAAGTATTATCTTCCTTCCCCTGTACTGTGCTGGCATGATGGTGATACAATCCATGTAGGAGACACTATTCTTCCTGTTGAGCAGAAGATATACAGAGATAGTGATTACATCGCTTATGTGAGTGGTTACAGACCTAACCTAGATAGTATCTATGTTTGCTCTAAAACACAGACAGTAACAAACGATATCTATCACACGGTGAAGATAAAACCTAGAAGATGGGGACTGGGGATAACAGCCGGTTATGGATTTGGTAAGGATGGTTTTTCTCCTGCGGTTGTCGCAGGAATAAGTTATAGAATATGGTAATCAACAGAAAGGAGGTAAAAAGATGAAATAGCAACATCAAGTATTATCCGCCACAGGTAGAAGCGTGGCATATAATAGAAAAACTCATTTAACAAAAGTAATTCTTTCAGGGGCTTAGAATCAAAAAAAAGCCCCCATACAACGAACTACGTTAAAACTACCACATTATAACATAATCAGCATAAGATACTGTACTTTAATGCTCTGCGTACTGTCTCACCGCTAACCCCGAAATGAGATGCGATGTGTTTCTGTGCACCTTGTGGAACGATTATCCGTGGAATTTCTTTGGTTCTTCCTATTTTATTCATATATTTGTATATTAATTATTGCCGTTGCGAAATAAAACTGTATTCAGTTCGTTTTCACATTGCAAATATAGTATCCATTAATGATACTACAAAAGATTAAAGTATCTTTTTATGATACTATTTATACATTATTCTAAATAACGCGATATATAAAATACTGAATATAAGAAAGATAAGATTACGCAATAAAAAAAAGGAGGTAATATGATTGACATTCAACATTCAAACGAACGCAACTTTTGTGGGGCTATAACTCCTAAGGAAAAGGATAAAATAATGAAAGCGATCCTTGATATGGCGGCTCATGAAAGAAAAACATTCTGTTTTACTCCTAATGATGTTCCCAATTTAAAAATTAATGGGAAACAATTTGAAATGGTGATTATGGACTTCTTTGAAAAAGGATACATAATAAAAGAAAATATTTCTCAATATTGGGATTGTAGTGATATATATCCTACTTGCAAGCTATATGAAATAGCCCAATTCGGAGGATTCAAAGCCGCGTATGAAATAAAGAAAGCTAATATTCAAAAAAATGAGCTTGGAACTTGAACTAATGGGGAAAAAACTAGAAAGTGATTTCCCCGAAGAGGCTAACAAATGTATTGAGTTTGCACAAACAATTGCATCATTGTTTGTTTCGCTGAATAGTATAATTGGGATGATAGATACTACTCCCGAATAAGCCATACTCCAACTCCGTATAGATAGTACGGTTATCCGGAAAGCATTGACGGGTTTTGGTTTCATATAATATCTCGCCTGTTACCCTGTCTGTGATAGTCCTTATCCAATACTTATCCTTACGGAATAAAGATATATTCAAGCTGTAACGGAAGCCCGGATCTACACGAACCTCGTTTTCATTCATGTAGTCCACGACTTTAGTAATACAGTCGGAGATTTCGGGAGGAAATTTACCTTGCTCAGAAGCACCTAAAAGGAACTTTATTACATTCCCATCGCTTAGTTTGGAAATGTTTTGCAAAAGATCTGAATTGAACTCTTTATTCATAAATATAAAATTAAAAAAGAGAACCCACGTTACTGCAACCAACGCGAATCCTCTTTTGATATATTAAACACCATGCCAGGTAAGTTTAAACATTTGCACGTAACAGTTGCAGTGTTACAACGCAAATATAATATCCTTTAATGATACTACCTAATAATATCTATATAATATGGATGCTTTTAACGTTTATACAAGTAGATTCTTAGAAGTTATAGATTCTCTAAAAATCAGTGACTATCAAGTATGGAACAATTTGGAATCATTGTCTAAAGGGACAATGTCTAAAATTAGATGTGGCAGAGTTGGGGTTTCAATGAATGTTTTATACGAATTTTGTAATAAATACAATGTTAATGCAAATTATATTCTTACAGGAGAGGGTGAGATGCTTAAATCTGAGCCAGCATCATCCGATTCAGAATCAAAAACTAATAAAACATCCGCACCGTACCAAATTGAAACAAAAAATATTAACATAGATTTACATGGAGAACAAATAGACAGCAAAAGGACCATCGAAGTCCTTATAAAAGTAATAGAAACATACCAAACACGTATGGATGATTTACTAAATGTTATCGAAGTGCTTAAAAATGAAAACACCGATTTGAAAGAACAGTTACAAAAACCAAATGTAAGCTAAACAAATGAACATCTTATCATGTTTTTTAAGGAGATTAAAAACCTTAGACATGAACAATGATATAATACACAAATTAGAAGACATTGCCATTAAGATGAACAACCAACATGATAGATTAGAAAGACTTCTTTTCGGGGTTGAGTTAAATCTAATTACATGCAATAAAATAGAGCCAGAAAAGAATAATATACATAAGACGATTAGTCTTAATAAAAAATAGATATTATGGAAATGTAATATGATACGTTATACAATCTTGTTAAAAATAGGTGGATTTTTTAACTTAAAAACGGAATTTGTCGGTATCACAAAAACATAAAAAAAGCCCTCTATAGGGCTCAGAAACGAGTTGAATATTTTTACCGTGTGATACCAATAGTAAAAAATAACGCTTAATCGGTTGATTATAAATAATTTGTTAGATTCCCATACCGAACAGTCTGTAACAGATACGTTATTGCTTCGTTTTCCATACATATTTATGATTTCATATGATTCAATTTCATTAAACTCCTTTACTGTCAACAATCCCCTATCAACCAAGCTCATAATACATTCTTTCTGATAGCTATCAACAATCTCTGATACAACATAATCTACCGTATGAAAATCGATTGGCAGTTTGAATGCTTCTTCCAAGAGTTCTACTGATAACAAATCAATGAATATATTTGTGTCGTTTACTACTACATCCATTATATCAGATTTAATCTATTATGAACATCAGAAAGGTTAGTTTCCAACAATGAGGCACATTTTGACTCCGTAATAATTTCATTTGAAAGAAGTTTAAATACTAGACGTTCATATCTTTTGCAATACTCCTCATGAAAGACACTATCCTCAACTTCCTTTTTGAACTTCTTGGAGGAATTCTTGTGTTTGTAAAAACAGGTGTATCTATTCTCTGATATAATTCCCAACTGTCTTGCCTTTACCATCATAGCTTCTACCGATATACCATATTGACGTTGTAAATCTTTCAGTTCAACTAATGAAATATCTTTTCTTATCTTTCCTATCTTTTGAATAAAGATATCTGATGGCAAAAGCACTTCATTTGCAAATACGTTACATAACCGTTCCTCATTCATTCCATCAGGAATATTCATAACTTTATGCCCTGTTTCATGAAACAATGACATTCTTTTTCTTTCAGCTGTAAAATTCTTGTTTAGTACGATCACAAACACATCTCCACAAGTAAAACTATCGCCATCAAATTTTGGAGAAGCATCAACTTCTATAATTTTGACTCCAGCACTTTCAAGTATCTCTATTGGATTTGAAATGGGAGAATTGCCAAGATTAAAATCTTGTCTAAATCTTGATGCTATAGTCAGTACATCACTTTCACTTTTTATAGGTACATCAAAATAGTTTATTGAGAAAACAGAGGTCTCCCCACTCATTTTCTCCACTTCGAGATATTTCTCTAAACGAGCCGAAGCGTAACAATTTATCGACTCTATTTCTTTTTTACCTAAAGAAGCCCGTTTCCGATATTTTATGCTATCGACATCTATGCATACAGTAACAGGTCTGAAAAAATCATCAACAGAAACGTCTAGGACAGATGACAGCTTTATCATAACATTGCTGGAAGGGAATATTTCCCCTCTCTCATATTTAGCTAATGCATTAGCTGAAACTATGCCGTCCATAGCCTTACTTAGTTTCATTAAAGACATACCTTTTATCTTTCTGGCAATCTTTAATCGTCTTGAAAATATGTCTTTCATGTGCACATTTTGTTTTTTTTTGAGTTTACAAAAGTAGAAAAATAATTTGATTTTATAAACTCAAACCAGATATTTAACACTTTTAATTCAGCGGTAATTCCAACAAGTCAAAGAACGCTTCTGTTCGATTATTATTTTTCCAGTCCCTTTCTGCAATGTTCACATAAGAACTTCTTGGCAACAGGGAACATCTTCTGCCCCACATATCCGCTAAGATACTGCGCTTCCTCACCATAGGGATCAATCCCGAAAGCCTTGGAGATATGCCGGCACAAATGACCTTTTTCGTGGTCCCACGAATTTTGAAACTCTTCGGGGGTAGAAGTCAAAGAGATCACCATTACCGTCTCTCTTCTCCTGTAGTCCGAATAGGTTAGACCGGTATTCATTCTGCCTTCGGTCAGATTGCGATACGCACGCTTGAGGGAATCCCCCCTGCATCCTATACGGTACAGGTCCATAATGATCCGATCCGCCCAATAGGTGTGTACCGCATAATACACTTTGACGTGCCAGTCCCCATATTTTGGTATGTAGAACTCCTGAACAATCATATCACATCCGACCAGATTACAGGAATCCCTTTACCTATACAGGTGGCAAAGAACTCGTCAAACGCCCTGCAAGGATCGCCATCAATATCATCAAGGTAGCATTTTATATGCTTGCACAAATGTGCCTCGTCAACCAATGATTTTTTATAGAAATCCGCTTTCAGCATGTTTGCGACATAAGCAACGTCATAACCCTTGTCGTGCTCGATGGTAATTCCGTTCGCTTTCAGCATATCGTCCACTTCATCTTTGCTCCACGGCTCCAACTTTTTTTCTTTACCCATGGTTTCGTCTTTCACTTTCATTTTTGAGACGGCCCATTCATAAAGTTTCTTGCTGAAATGAAAGCCGTATGCTTCCAGATATTCCCTCATGCCAGATGGGAATCTGCTGTATGTATCCAATCTCTGTTCCATAACCTTTGTTTAAAAAGAGGGGCATTCCACCCCTCCACCATTAATAAAACTCACCGTTGGCGCGTCTGCGTCTGCGTTCTCCCATGTCATCCATGCGGGGATATTCAGGGAAATAGCCGGGATATCTGCGTTCTCCCATACCTGATCCTGAATAATTTCTTCCGCCATCACGGAAGCCCATGTCTCCATGAATCTCTCTCATGGCCTTTTCGTAACCGTGGCGGCAGCCTTCCTTGTAGGCTTCTTCCACCTCGTCACCTCTCATTCCGAAGCCGCGTCCGTAATCGTCACGCCCTTCTTCTAATATTTCCCACATTCCCATAATCATTTCTTTGTTTTGGATGTTTCAACCACTCCGAGCTGTTCCATAAGCCGTTTGTTCAATTCCATAAGGTCAGACATGTTCTTGCTCATTTCCGACATTTGCCCTTTCAGAGAGGATATTTCCTGCTCCTGACGTTGTTTCTCGGCAAATTCAGGGTTCAAGAGCGTAAGCATCTTGTCACACCCTGCAATGACGGAATTGTGAAAATCCATGCTGTTGATGATGTCTATGCTTTTCTGTTTCATAGAAGCGACCTCGTTATTCATCGCATCACGTGAGCATGACACTACGATATTGCCGTTCTGTCCGAAGTCGGCTATATCCATGCCGGCAGGAAGATTTTGGAAAGTCGTGTTCTGCCCGTTGATACAGACAACAACATCCACAACCATTTCCATTTGGGGCAACTGTCCCATAGGGGATGCCATAGGATATTTCGGCTTGGGAGCGGAAACGCTGACTACCGGGCCGTATTCGATAAACGGGTTAGCATCCTTATGAAGTATATATAACTGGTTATTGGTACGAAGTGATTGAAACATATTGGTTTAATTTTAATAGGGTGCCAAGAACCCCGGCACCCGTGTTAACTACTTGCTTTTGCTTGACATTGCTTCTGCCGTTGCAGCCGGAGTAGCGGTAGGTCTGTATCCGCCATTAACAAGGAACAGCTCGTTGGTGTATTTGTTATAGTGGATTTCATAAATACCGGTTCCGGCAAGGTTGGCAACCGTAATAGGCTCGTTGTTGTAAGCTAACAACGGTCTTGTATCCCCGTTGGTCCCTATCAATATAGGCAGCGTGGCAGTCGTGCCGGCAGGGATCGCCTGACGAAGATTGACATAGAACCCTCCGACATAATCCCTGTTGCGGAACGCATGGTTAGGAAGCTCCAAAGTCACATTCTCAGTACCGACTGTTACAGCCACCGTAGGAAGAGTGTTGTAATTCACTCTGCCAAGGGAGGGAAACGGGAACGGAAATCCTGTAAAAAAGTTAGGCCACATATCTACCTCCTTTCTCACCGGATTAACCCCAGTAGTTATTGCAACCGCATCCGTAACCACCACGGCCATATACAGCATCACCTGCATAAGCACCGTATGCTGCGGCACGATATGTATCCACGTTCACACCTACAATATTAGGGTATTGTACCGGGACAGTGTTAGGTAATTTACATTTTATACCATCAACATCGCTCTGCAATGCCTGCAATCCGGCTGCTAAAGGAGCGATCTGTTGTCCTACCGCACTCAGGATAGTGGCGTTCTGGTTACGCTGAGAGATTTCGGCTGTCAAAGTAGCCTTTTCCGCAGTAAGAGATGCGATCTTGTCCTGCAATGCCTGATTCTGAATAGCGTCAAGTTTGGCAAGGATGGCATTCGTGTTGGCTGTCGCACCATCACGCAATGACAATGTGTTCTGGTTAGCAGTGTTGACTAATGTGTTAGTCTGGTTGCACATTGCGAGCTGGTTCTCGTACCCCATTGTGGTGATGGCGTTCTGCGTCTTGCAGCAGCAGTCTGCCAACTGGGTTGCAAGAGCGGAATTGCCAGCTTGGATGCTGTTGATGATTTGTTGGCTGCTCATGCCAATCTGACTGCCAATGTTGCAGAGCTGGGTAGAAACAGCATTGATGGCAGATTCAATTTGTCCGACAGAACAGTTGATGGAACTTGCCAATTGGTTAAGATCAATTCCATTACGCTGGATAGCTGACATAATCATCTCACGTTCGGCTGAATTGCCTTGGTTGTTGTTGCCGCCAAATCCGAAGTTCCCGTTACCGAAGATGGCTGCAATCACAATCAATGCGATGATGTCCTGAAAACCGCCATTGTTTCCGAAGAAACCGCCGTTTCCGTTTCCTCCCATCAACCCCATCAGATAGCCAGTGTCAATTCCACGGTTCTGCAAGGACGGAAGAATGGACGCAAGCAGGCCATTGTTTGCGCCGGTTCCACCGTCTTGGTTAAAAACATAAGTTCGTTCCATAAGTATTTGTATTTTGTATCCGGTCAAAATCGACCGTGCACAAAAGTATATAGATCATAACTCATGGAAAATCAGTTGTTTCCCAACAAATTCTTTATATCGTCCCAATATATTCTCATCATTTTCCCACTCTCCATCCTCTCATGGAAATTAGATATCATGTAGTTAACTGCACGTTTGGTTTTGTGGATATGAGCGGCTATTTGCGAAGGGTACATACCGCTTTCGAAAAGAAAAAATACAAGAAGATACCGGGCATCTACAGTTTCCATATTCTTATCAGATGATAATATTTGGTCTACAGACACTTCTGTTTCTTTTGAAACAATATTAATTATTTTGGCAAAGATTTCTGACTTGCACATGTTTTTTTTCTAATTTTTATTCTTATCTTTGCCTCACCACATTATAATATAATTTGTGACAAAGCATAGGATACTGCGTTGAAAAAGGCATTAAGCCCCCAACAACGTGCATTATCAACACTGAACTTGCAGTAAGAATAAGGGAAGAGGCGATAAAGAATTATGGTGGTGCAGAATCCATTATCAGAGTGAAAATGTAAATATTCAAGGGTTATGATGACAAGAACAGAAATGAATATGCTCACGGAAAGATTTGCAGAAGTGACGGGAAAACAGAATGATTCTGTAATGAATTCTGCTAGATGCGCAGAATATCTAGGAATATCTCAAGGAGCTTTAAGAAAACGCGTTCATGATGGTACTATCCCATATACTAAAAAGGGTAAACTGTTGTATTTCTCTAAACAAGATATAAATAAATACTTATTAGATAAATAAAAAATGAGCAAAGCAACCGATTTTATAAATAATAAATGCTACCAGCTTGGTAATCCGGTAGAACCGTTGATTTTTAAAGCTGACGCGCTGGAAGCTATTAGTATTGCATCCAAGGAGATAGAAGAAAGAGCTGTGAAAGTGTACCGGCAGTTATGTCCTTGTTTTCAAAGGGGGAAATGTAAGCATTATCCTCACAACCAAAAACAAGGTAGTCAAATATGTGATATGGAATGTGATCGTATAAGTTATCTAAAGAAACAATTGGCTTGTATCTCAGCAGACAAATAAATATATCCCCTCCCGTAAGATTCGGGGTAACAACCGGTTTAAGCCGTTGAGGGGAGCTGCTTAAAGTTCTTTCACATCATTGTAAATGCTTATATGGTGTACTCATAAGCCGTATAATGCAGACAAACGGACTGATTATAGGAGTCAATACCAGCAGGGATGCCGTGACGTATTGAGGGTCTATAATAATTGATTGAACATACTTTCGGTGCACCGATTTGTCCTTAGTGCATTAAGTAAACTTGGTTGGGCACAAGTACCGCCGGAAGGTCTAATATATCCCCTCCCGTAAGATTCGGGGTAACAACCGGTTTAAGCCGTTGAGGGGAACAATATAAAAATGCGTATTATGAAAACAGCTAATTTTATCCTGTCTATATTTGCCGCACTATGTTCTTTAGGAATGATTTATGGTGCGATAGTTACGGAAAGTCCTATAAAATCCGTATCGGTGATTATATTTTCTATTATCTCATTATTTTGTGTGAAATTGGTGGTAATGACATATAAAGAGTTAAAGGAATATGAATGATTTTTTCATCTAGTTTTTTTTGTTATTTTCATAAAGTTAATGTTGTCTGTCCGTGCCGGTGTGTGAATATAGGTACGGAATTTCACCGTCCATGGTTGGTACTGTCTAAAAAAAATAAACATAAATAATTATCTGTTCTAATCTCTACTTTCATTTAACGGATAGTACGGCGGTTCGATTCCGCTGACGGTGGCTGTAAGTTATCATAAGTGATAGATTAAGTCGTTTAGGTTTTGCTCCTGTAGTCTGTGAAGATAGCAGGAGTTTTTTAATTGGAAACAAGTTAAGTTATCATGAATAAAGATATTATAAAAATGAAAGCCAAGGAGTATGCGGATGGTATACGAGGGCTTACCCATAAAAAGACAGCATTAGTGGATTTTGAGAAAGGTGCTCAATTTGTTTTGGAATCCATGAAATGGAGGAATGCAGAAAAAGATCCTCCACCATTGGACACAAGAGTGCTTGTAAAGAGTTCCGGGAAATTTGTGAATACCGGAATGTTGGTATTCGATAGTGAGCATAAGAAGAACATTTGGATATCGTGGAAATACTAACCGGGCATGGGATATTAATTTTTGGAAACCATTGCCACAATAATTAGATAAACTTAAAATAAATGGTTATGAAGAAAGGTGATAAAGTACGTGAGATAGGTGATACGTTGACAGGTACAATAGTTTATATCGCTAACGGATATGCTGATGTCAAATATCCTAATATGAAAGGTGTATGCTCGTTGCCGATCCAATTTCTTGAAAAGGTATGAGAACTGTAAGCCAGATAAGCGATGAATTGGAAAAACTTTATTCAGAGCTTGATATAGTCCAGTCAATGAGTGAGGAATCGGTAAGGCTCACATTCAATGCTGACTGTAAAGGTAAATATATATCCTTGCTTAATGAAGAAATCGATTCTCTTGAAAACGAACTTGAAGAATCGGAGAGATATCATGGCAGGAAGCGGAACTTTGTAAGGACTGCGGACCTGCCTTTTTTGTGTTGGTAAATAATAATTTTATAATGAGTGAACAGTTAATATACAGTAAGATAGCCAATATCCTTAAAGAGACAAAGGCTATCACCAAATCGGAGAAGAACCAGCAACAGGGATTCAAATTCCGTGGGATTGACAACGTTATGAACGAACTTCATGAATTATTCTCAAAAAATGAGGTGTTCATACTACAGGAAGTGCAGAACTTCACAACGGAGAACAGGATAACGAAATCCGGCGGTACGAACACATTTACAAGGGCTACGATAAAGTTTAGGTATATGACCACTGATGGCAGCTTTGTGGAAACAGTAAATGTGGGTGAAGCAATGGACGCAGGCGATAAAGGAATGAATAAAGCAATGAGCATAGCGTTGAAATATTCTTTGCTTCAATTGTTCCTGATTCCTACAGAAGAGCAAAAGGACCCTGATAGTACAACACCTGAGGAAACGGATTTCCTTGCGATGGCATTGCAGGAAGTAAGATCAAGCCTGTCAATCGAGACATTACAGGTAGCATGGGGAAATTATAAGGAATTACAGAGTGACAAACGTTTTGTTGAAGCGGTGACAAGAAGGAAAGGAGAACTGAAATGAAACTAATCAAATCACAAGTCGTTTTCAATCCCGATGAACATACTTATATGCTAGGGGATAAGGAACTAAGCGGTATTACTTCCGTGATAGGCAGACAGCTTTTCCCCGATAAATACCGTGATGTTCCCGAAGACGTGTTAAGGAAAGCGGCTGAAAGAGGTACTATGATCCACAGTATATGCGAACTTGTCGATGATATTGGGATAACTCATGACAGCGATGAAGCACAAGGATATAAGGAACTGAAAGATGATTGGGGATTGAGGTACGAATGTTCCGAATATCTTGTATCTGACAATGAGCACTATGCAAGCTGTATCGATAAGGTTTATCGCGAAAATGATACGGATTTTACTTTAGGTGATATAAAGACCACTTACGTGCTTGACAAGGAATCTGTAAGATGGCAGTTGAGTATATATGCATACCTTTTTGAGTTGCAGAATCCGGGATGCAATGCGGTAAGGCTTATAGGTATATGGTTGAGAGGTAAAAACCATGAGATAGTGGAAGTCGAGAGAATACCATCAGAAATTGTAATAAATCTGTTGAAATGTGATTCGGAAGGCAGACAGTTTGTGAATCCCTATTCCATATCCCCTGTTACTCTTCCTGACGAGTACCGAAAGATGGAGAGGACAATACAGGAAATTGTGTCACAGGCAAAATACTGGTCTGATAAAAAGAAAGAAATAACTGATGGCGTTATGATGGCTATGGTAGAAGCCGGTGAATATAGTTGGAAAGGTGATATCATATCATTTACTCGCAAAAAGGATACTATCAGAAAGGATTTCGACAAGAAGGCGTTTGAGAAAGATTATCCTGATTTGTATAAGAAATATTTAAAAGAGATTCCAGTAGTTGGAAGTGTAACATTAAAAACAATAGAATAACATGCACAACAGAATATCATTAATAGGAAATGTCGGGAACCAGCCGGAGATAAGAACGATAGGCGATTCAAAAGTGGCTTCAATGTCTTTGGGTGTAACCGAAAAAGGATACACAACGAAAGACGGTAAGAAGATAGAAGACAGAACAACTTGGTTTCGTATCGGTCTTTGGAGAGGTCTTGCGGAGATTGTAGAAAAGTACGTCAACAAGGGCGATAAACTCTTTGTGGAAGGAAAGATGCTTTCCCGTGAGTACGAGAAAGACGGGGTTAAATATACGGCTTGGGAAGTCACGGCAACGGAGATTGAGTTGCTTACACCAAAGAAGGACGGAAACGGTCAAGATACTAAATCAGCCCCTTCAACAACGCAGCAAGCGGCTAAAGAATCAGACGACTTGCCATTTTAACCTATGCGTTACGATCCTAAATTACCTCTTGACGTTCAAAAGGCAACCGTCCGTTTCAACAAGCTGATAAATGGGCAGAGACCTTTTGAACTTACAGAGGTCAAGGAAAGAAACCTGTCCGAAGAGCAAATGAGAACCATAAGGCAAAACAACACAGTTCACTTGTGGTTCTCTGTTTTTGCGAAAGAGATAGGCTGTACGTTTGACGAGTGCAAGCGTGATGTGAAAAGGAAACTTCTTGGACGTAAGCCTGTAATCAATGTTGTTACTGGTGAAACGGATTGGGAGGACTACAAGACAAGCGAAATGTCTGTTACCGAACTATCCTCATTTATGGATAAATTCAAAATGTGGGCACAGGCAGATTTCGGATGTTGCCTACCATACTACGGCGATGTAGGTTATGAGGAAATGATGAGAGAATATAGAAACAGATAGATATGAGATTAAAATGTGATATAAGTAAGTGTTCTGCAAATTGTTGTTGCAATGTCCCAATTCCTAAAGGTTACTTCACAGCTTTAAAGAATCGAATCGTCAGACCTATAATCAGGTTTGAGGATGCAGGTAACAATCCCGAATTGGGGGGAAACAATGTGGTAGCTATCACAAATGAGGACATTGCAGAAAACAGATGCCCGTTCCAGCGTTACGATTACAAGTGTAACATATACGACCGCAGACCGAAGATATGCCGCATCTTCGGAGAGGGTAAGCACAAGTATTTGCAATGCGGATTTTTGGGGCAGAAGGCACCAACTTTCAATGAAATTCTTACCGATGTTAATTCGGTTATGGATATACTTAAACTTATAGACAAATGAAACTTACTTTGACAAAACAAGAAGTGCTTCTCATCCAGTTACTTCTTCATATTTATAAAAACGACTTGCCCGATGACGTGACAGAGAAGCATGGACGTTTTGTCGGGAAGCTGTACAAGAAAATCAAAAGACAAGTTATTAATCAATTAAAGCAATAAAATTATGGAATCGAATATTTCGCGCGATCATATTGCGCTTGAAGCAATGAAGTGTATGATGATAACAGCAAAACGCAGGAGAACTTTATGGAACAGAGTTGTAACATTGTTTTTCCCATCCAAAGAAGTTAGTATTACAAACTACAACTCTGAAAAACAGGCTAAAGCAGCTTATCAGATAGCTGATGCAATGATTAAGGAACGTAACAAGACAAAGGAGGAATGATATGTATTACGAGGTAAAGTTAAAGGTGATGAAACCTAACAAGGACGGTCTTGAAAAAGAAGTAAAAGAACACTTCATTACAGACTGCTCACTTTTTGCAGAAGCGGAAGCCAAAGGGATCGAACAGTACGCATCCGATAATATGGAATCTGATGTCTTCTCCATTTCACGTTCAAACATCATTGAGATAATCAACGAAAAGACAGAAGACAAACCATTCTTCAAGGCTACCATTGTAGATACTCAGATTGATGAGAACGGCAATGAGAAAGAATTGAAATACTATAATTTGGTTTGCGCAAAGGATTTAAAGGAGGCAAACACTTTGATGGAACAACACCTTTCACAAGGTTTGTCTGATATGAGATTGGATGCGATTGTTAAAACCAAAATAATTGATTTGATTTAGTTATGGAAGAATTTATTTCAGATTGGTTCATTCCTATGGATTTCGGTAATGATATGCCGGACGAAGAACCGGACGGTGAGGATAATTTTAGATTTATTTTCTTATAAACTTTATGCCTGCTCGGTTTGTGAAAATAGGGTGGGCGAATATGGGGCGTAAGCACTGGCTGTGTTCCTTATTATGGATAAGTGCACAATATACGTTGTAAGGGCTTGTTGATTTATGAAGCTTCAATCGGCAAGTTAATCATGATTGCTGGCACTGCCCAATTATGGTTTGGTGGGTTCGATTCCCCTACGCCCCTCATAAATGTGAGCCACACATAAATGGCATGGGTTAATAAATAATGGTTGTGCCCCGGAGAATACGCTTCGGGGCTTTTAATTAAAAAGAGAGAATGAGACATTTAGAAGATCAGCTTCAAAAGGCTATTATTCAATATTGGGATTTTAAATACCCTAAATGGACGAAAAGGCTCCATCATTCTCCCAATGGAGGAAAGCGTAATGCTATTGAAGCTTCCAAGTTCAAGCAGATGGGTGTTCGTGCTGGCTTCCCTGATTTGATACTGCTTATTCCAAATAGATTCTATCCCTTTTGTGGTATTGAATTAAAAGCAAAGACAGGCAGACAGTCAGAGAATCAGAAAGCTTATCAAAAGGAATTTGAGAGTATTGGGGCGAAGTACGTTGTTGTCCGGTCATTAGACGAGTTTATTAAAGTGGTGGATAATTATTTGAAAGATATATGACTTATATAGAACTGATAAATAAGTTTTGGTCTCTTGACGAAGACTGGGAATTTACCTGCTGTGAAACGAGGCTTTATTTTTACTTGCTAAAAACAGCGAATCGTTTAGGCTGGGTGGATAGCTGGACGCGTAGTGATACAAAGGTATCATCTGACGTGGGAGTGTCGGTCAACTCAATGAAATCAGCACGTAACAGATTAGTTCAGGCGGGTCTTATTACATTCAAATCAGGCGGAAAAGGGCAACGGGACAAGACAAGGTATCAGATTAGCTATCAAAATTTGACACCTAAAGTTGAACCTAAAGTAGAACCTAACCTTATACCTAATCATGAACCTAAAGTAGAACCTAAGCCCTTACAGTATAATGTACGCGCATTAGACAAAGATAAAGACAAAGATAATTATCTCTCTCCCCCGCGCGCGTATGAAGAAATTCCGACTGGGATTTTTGAAAGGGGGCTGGATGAGTGCTATGAAGAATTGAAGTCGAATAGTTTATGGATGGAAGCTGTCTGCATGAATACTCGTTTATGTGGGTATAAGGATTTCGCGCCTCCTGATTTTTATGATTATTTGGAGAAGTTCTTTATGAAGCTCCAAAACGAGGGAGAAACTGTTAAATCACCCCAAGATGCAAAATCGCATTTTGCCCGATGGCTGAAAATTGAACTTGAAAAACAACGAAACAATGGGAACAATAGGAGCTGTTATACAAGCAAGCAGGAAGCTAACGCCTACGCTCTTAGCTTGCTACAACAACATAAGCGAGACCTCGAAGAAGGCTTGGCTGACCAGATGGAAAGACCGTTCTGAGGTTGAAAGAGTATTTTCACCGGTCCAGTGGGGGTATGTCCTTCAGAACCCGGAAAAAGCTTATATGGCAGACTGTCCATCGCTGATGCAGTATGATGCGCTTTATGGCTGTGGCTCTTCCGAATATTGGATTGACATACAGGTGTCCGGCATATTCGGGGCTTCCAACAGCAAAGAAAAGGGCGTTGCCGATGGGATAAGAATCTTTTGTCAGTCATTTGCCTCACAGGTCAAGGCTTACAAGCTTTCCGAACTGATGCTGTTTTTCGCGCGCTACAAGGCCGGGAAGTATGATAATTCATTCGCATCCTTTGATGCCAGAAGAATAGGCAATGCCTTCTTCAAGGAGTTCAATCCCGAAAGGGATCATGAGCTGGACGCGATAAACCGGAAAAGGGTGCAGGATGAGATAGAGGGCAGAAGATTCATTCCTCCCGAAGGTTATTCTTCCCTGACTTGGTACAACGAGTTGAAACGTCGGGCGGAATCCGGGGACGAGGAAGCCATGAAAATACTGACAGTATGGCAAAGAAAGTCAAGCCGGAACCCGTATATGTAAAATGCCGGAACTGCAAGAATGCCTCGGACTTCGGGGATAATTCTGCGTATTGCGGGGCCAAAGGGCATAGAGTGTGCGCCTGTGACAGATACGGGCAAATTTGTAACAGTTTTCAAAAGAAAGAATCATAACGAAAAAAGGAGAAATTTATGAATACCGAGATGCAGACAAAGATACGTGAATGGGAAGCGGAACGCGACAGGAACCTACGCATCCACTGTCCTCTTGTAGCCGCCAAATTCCAAAGATGGATTGACAGGGCGAAGAAAGAAGACGATAGACGGCATTTCCAGCCCCGTGGCAAGATTTTCAACAAGAAAGCCTGTAGTTGATACTTTCATGTAGAAAAATTCATTGTACGGCTTTAAAATAGGTTGTATCAAATAAAATAATTGGTAAAAAATACACGATCATGCAAGGAACTGACAAACTGAATACGATAACCAACATCGTATTTGTCCTCACGGACGTTTTAGAAACCAACCTTCTTGAAATGCAGCAGAAATACAAGAAGGAAGGCTTTGAACTCAGACACGATTCAAAAAGAAACTTCAACACAGCCATAGCCGCGATAAAGAGATTGAAAAGTGATGTGAATCATTGCAGTGAATCCACTCAGGAAAACTTCGGCAATGATTCTGACATGGTGAATGCTATGTTACTCACACTGATTGACAGATGCGGTGATGATGACAACCTCGCTTATAAGATGTACGAATACATTAAATCTTTCCCGTCCAAACTGAATTTGGACCTGGATTTGGATAATGCGTTCAGTCATTTGTTTAGAAAATCATGAAAACTGCTGACGGTTATCCTGTGGTATGTTACGGCGCAAAAGGGAAATACAGTATACATCGCATCTGCCGCCGTTGTGCCATATATCGTAAATACGATTCGATTCCCGAAAAGCCATGCTACAGGCTTCATGGAATACATCTGTTGGGCAGAAGAAAATGCCCGATCTTTGAATAAAAAATAATCAAAATATCAAAATAACAACAAATAAACAATATCATGGAACAGAAATTAAAGACTTATAAAGCGTTTGACAAAGATTTATCTTGTAGAGGGTTTAAGTATGAGGTAGGTAAGGAGTATGAAGAAACAGGCGACATAAAGGCATGTGAGAAAGGTTTTCATGCATGTCCTTATCCTCTGGATGTTTTTGGTTACTATGCGCCGGCCGGGGCAAGGTTTTGTGAGGTTGAGCAGAGCGGTAAAATAGACGATTCAGAAGGTGACAAGGTTTGTTCTTCAAAAATTAGAATAGGCGCTGAGCTTGATATAAGGGGGCTTGTGAAAGCAGCTGTATCTTTTGTCAAGGAACGGTGTACTAACGAGTGTAATGCGGAACCGGGAAAACCTGCCACGGCTGGTGATAGAGGTGCTGCCACGGCTGGTGATAGTGGTGCTGCCACGGCTGGTAATTATGGTGCTGCTACGGCAAGAGGAAAGGCTTCAACCGGATCAAATGGTCTGTCAGTGGCAAGAGGCAACAATGTTCGGGTAAAGGGCGGAATTGGTTCAATTTTGGTTATAGCCGAAGAAAGGGAAGATACGTATGATATTGTCGATTGGAAGGCTGTATTAGTTGATGGAGAGGTTGTCAAGGCTGATACATGGTATAGACTAGAAAACGGTGAGTTAGTGGAAGTTGATTAACAGTTGGCTGATAATACAATTAGAATTTAATTGATAATAATTACCATTTACCTGGCATCAGGAAAATGGTTAAAAACAAGTAAGAAATGAATCTACAATCTAAAATAGATTATTCCATCGCTTTGCTTCGCAAATGTGAACAAATGGCACTTGATTATGACCCAGAGAATGGTTTTTATTTAGCGTTCTCAGGTGGTAAAGATAGTCAAGCCCTTTACCATCTTGCAGTAATGGCAGGAGTAAAATTTAAGGCTCACATGAGCCTTACAAGTGTTGACCCACCGGAAGTAATTCGTTTCGTAAAAACGGAACTACCCGAATGTGGAACTGATTAAACCAAAGATGTCTATCTATGATATGGCTTTGAAAAAACACTTATTGCCTACAAGATCAATCCGTTGGTGTTGCGCTGAATTTAAAGAGAAATCCGGTGCTGGCAAGGTTACATTGATTGGCGTTAGAAAATCAGAAAGCGCCCGGCGCTCTAAGCGTGAAGAGATTGAAATAAGCGGTCATAAATTTAGCGGCAACTTCGACCAATTCTCTGAACACAAAGAAAAGATGGTTACTTGCGTGGGAGGAAAGGATAAAATACTTGTTTCTCCAATAATTCACTGGACTGATAGGGACGTATGGCAGTTTTTGAATGGGAATAGCATAGAGCATTGCTCGTTGTATGATGAAGGCTATAAGCGCATCGGATGTATTATCTGCCCAATGTCTAACTATAAGCAGAAGCTAAAAGATTGTCGGCGTTTCCCTCATGCGAAACATAAATGGATTCAGACCATACAAAAGTTGATTGATGCCGGATATCTCAACCACAACTTTACCGATGCAGAGTTTGGGTTTAATTGGTGGATAAGCGATAAAACTTTTGACCAATATTATGCAGACGAAGTACTGCAACAGAAAATTGAGTTTAACGTATAACCGAACAAATATGAACCAAATGAATATAGAATTAAGTAAGATGCAGCTTATTCATTTAGGCAATATCTGCAAAAAAGGATGGAGTGGATATAGTGAGCCTTCCGACGATTTAGAAGAAATGGTAAAAAACGGTTTGTTGACGAAATCGGCTGGACCATTTGGTGATGTTGTTTATCGTCCAACTGATGCTGGGCGTAGTTATATTAATGACTTCAATAAAAGATAGGAAGGAGCAAATTATGAATAAAAGAACAATCCAAATAGACGTAATTGGGAAAGTAGAAGGTACTCAATTTATGAAGTGCAAGCTATATACAAATGAAAACATTGTCATTATCATGATGAATGAATTTGATTATGAACGGTTGAAAAAGGAAGGAATCTTCATAAGAGATGGTAAAAGTCGAGATTCAGCCGGAGTGTTGAATACAACTAATACTTTCATCGAAGAAAATTAATACTCAAAACTATAAAGAAATGAGTAGAATCAAATTTCAACGTCAACAGGGTAATATAAAGGGTAAATCATCTTTAGAATTGCTCAATGAATTTTTCATGTTTTTACAGGGAGAATGCCCAGATGCAATATCTGTAAGGGAAATGCCTAAACTCAATAGTCAACAGGCTTTCTCCGTGATATACTATTTACAAGAACATTTACCTGTATTTCCTGATACAATAGAGAAGTGTGATAGATGTGGTGAACTGTTTGATTTATTCTATTCAGGCACGCATTGCGATGTATGTGGTAATCTATGCGAAAGCTGTGACGATTGCCTATGTAATAAAGAAGATTAACTAATAACTAATAAGAAATGAGTGAATTATATATACCGCCTGAGCGATTTGAGAGAGACTTAATTACCGGACGATTTTTAAAAGGTTGTGTTTCTCGCAACAAGGGTCGTAAAATGGTTTATCATTCAAAACGTTCCAAGGCCAGAAGTATAAAAAATCTGTCTAAAGGACGTGGGGCTTGGCATAAGACTGGTGCAGGCATGAATAAAAAGAGCGTTGTTTTGATAAAGGATGAGAAATTATGTGGAGTATTCCCTTCGATACAAACGGCTGGTAAGATGATTGGCGTGGCTCCTTCTTTGATCAGTGCTATATGTCGGAAAGTGAGAGGCAAACATACGGCTAATGGATACAGATGTTTTTTCGAAGATAGCAATGATTGGTATAATTTAATTAAACAAGATTATGAATAATGACAGGCAGAAGATATTAACTGATTATATTTCCTACTTATACACAACAGGCAGGACTTATGATACTGTCGGGAAATATATCAAATATGTAACGGATTTTCTTGAACGTACTGAAGATGTCAATCGTCGTGGCTATCTGGTTTATAAGCGTGAAAATGCAGATGTCATGGTGCGTCATTCGCTAATGTGTTCAGCTATATGCGATCTATTATCCTATCTCAACATCGGATATGGAAAAAGGGGAAAGGCGGTGAAACCTTTGGAAAAACTTGATGTCATTTCGGATAAGAACAAGAAACAACTTAATGATTTCATTATATGGCTGACTGACAACAATGATTACTCTTCTCATACAGTTTATATATATTACACATCCATGAAGAAGTATTTCGAATACGCCAATGAGGTAAACATGGATAATTGCAGGAGGTTTATAAAAAGTCTTGAAGAAGAAAAATTATCTCCCGCTACCATCCGTTTGCGGATTACAGCAATAGAAAGATTTTCCAAATGGCTGAAGAAGCCTATAGAGCTTAAGCGGCCTAAGATGAAGCGCAAGCTCGATGTGAACAATGTCCCGACAGAAGAGGAATACAACCGCTTGTTGGATTTCCTGAAAACGAAATCCAACAAGGACTATTACTTCTTTATTAAGGTTTTGGGAACAACGGGTGCCCGTCTGTCGGAATTCCAACAGTTTACGTGGGAAGACATCATATCCGGGGAAGTAGTATTAAAAGGAAAGGGTAACAAGTACAGACGTTTTTTCTTCCAAAAAACAATTCAGCAGGAAGCGAAGGTTTACGCTAAAGAATATGGTAAAACCGGGATTTTTGCGGTAGGGAGATTCGGCCCGATCACACAGCGTGGCTTTTCCCAGCACTTGAAAGCATGGGGAAAACATTGCGGCATTGATCCAAGGAAAATGCACGCGCACGCCTTCCGGCATTTCTTTGCTAAAATGTTCCTGAAAAAAAACAAAGATGTAATTCAACTCGCTGACCTTTTAGGCCATGGGAGTGTAGACACAACTAGAATTTATTTACAGAAAAGTTATGACGAACAAAAAAAAGATTTTAATCGAAACGTTACATGGTAGTGTAGCGCAGCTCAATGAACTGTCATCCATGACCGAAGGGATAGACGTCTATGACGAGACCGGACATGTTGATACAAAATTTCTCATGGAAGCGCTATCCTGTGTCAATACCTTCGTGAATGCGAGCAATACGGTTGTTCAAAAAATATCTTCACTTTTAGCGCCGGACGCTTCAACGGAGGAAAAGAAAAAACAGGCTGATGAAGGTAAGAAATGGAGCGTGGAAGAGATATTGAAACATTGTACTCTTGAGAACAATATCCTCAAACTTCCTCAAGTTCAATTCAATAAAAAATCTTATGCCGAAGCAAAAAAGTGGATAGAAGAAGCCGGCGGCTCATGGCAAGGTGGGAAGGTACAGGGTTTCACATTTCCTTTTAATCCGGAACGTGTGTTTTCCATACTGAAAGAGGGTAAACGGTGCAACCTACAGCAGGATTACCAGTTTTTTGAAACTCCGGCCGATGTTGCTGACTGGCTGGTTATGCTTGCCGGAGGGATACATGAGGATGATACGGTACTGGAGCCGAGTGCCGGGCGTGGCGCGCTTATAAAAGCAATCCACCGGGCTTGTCCTTCTGTAATGGTTGAATGTTATGAGCTGATGCCGGAAAACAGAGAATTTCTTCATACTCTTAGCAACGTAATATTGCTTGATGAAGACTTTACCAAAGACAGTGTAGGTAGTTATACTAAGATAATTGCAAATCCTCCGTTTTTCGGTAATCAGGATATAGAGCATGTCAGGCTTATGTATGAACGCTTGGAAGAAGGCGGCACGCTTGCAGCAATAACCAGCCAACACTGGAAATTCGCTTCGGAGAAGAGATGTATTGATTTCCGCAACTGGCTGAAAGAAGTACATGGAGAAGTGTTTGAAATCAGCGCGGGGGAGTTTAAAGAGAGTGGCACATCTATTAGTACAATGGCGGTAGTTATAAAAAAATAATTCAAAACAGATTTGGGGATAGGTCAGTGTTTTATCAGTCGTGGCAAAGTAACGGATATTAAAACAAAGGAGGAACAATGAAAGCAAGAATAAAAAGAAAAATACAAAAACGACCATTTTTATATAATGTAGGACAAGTTTTTAAGGCTTGTGATTGGCTTACTAGTATTCAACGTGGAAATATGGTTTGGCGTAGGTATCGTTCATTTGGTACTATTATTAAATCAGAAAGTAAATTATGAAAGCAACAATAAAAGCAACTGGAGAAATTGTAGAGATTAAGGATTTATATGATGATGGTACTGCATTGGTGGGTAACATGTATATCAAGGTGTCAGAACTTAATTTCTTTAGTGAAAACATTGACTGGGAACAACGTAGGTACGAATTGGCAAAAGACATTATTAAAGTTGTTATAGCAAACGAGAATGGTATTAATTCTGAGGCAGTCGCTAAATATTCGCTTAATTGCGCTGATGCCCTAATTAAAAGACTAAAGGAGGAGAATCATGGATAGTGTACAGACACAAACCTTTTCCATTAGAGGGGATGGAGGTGGTGATGCATATATTGATTTTTGCGACGGCCAATTATGTGTTTCAGTTGTCATAGAAGATAAACAGGCAGATTTTCACTTTGATCCTGTTACGTTAAAGATGTTTGCCCATGCTTATAAATTACATTGTGAAGAATGTAATAAGTAACAAAAGAAAGGAGAATAACCATGACTGAAGAACTTGTAACATTAGAAACTGCTAAACTGCTTAAAGAGAAAGGGTTCAATGAAAGAAAATATCTCATAGATGTTTCCACTTTGAATCATTGTTATAAATACCTATCTGTTCCTCCGCAATCCGTCGCCCAAAAGTGGTTACGTGAAACCAAAAACATTCATATATGTGTATATAACTGTGCTTGTGGCTATGGATACGAAATATCTAAAGCTGATAATGGAACTCATATAACTAGTTCTGTTTATGAAGGACCTAATGACGGTGGTAAATGGGATATTTATGAAGAAGCACTTGAAGCCGGATTACAGGAAGCATTAAAACTTATATGATTATGAAGAAGATATTTTTCAACGATAAATTAGGATTAACCCAAGCGGTATTGGATGGTCGGAAGACTATGGCGAGACAACTTGTTCCATTTACATTTAGAGAAGATAAAATGCATTTATCTCGATACAAAGTTGGTGAAATTTATGCCATTGCTCAAAGTTATGAAGCCGTTTACCATGAACAAGGGTTGGAAACACTTGATATGTTAGTTAGTAGTTGGAAGAATAGCAAAGGTTGGCATAACAAGTTATTTGTCCGCGCTGATGCCATGCCACATCACATCCGCATTATCAATGTTAAGATTGAACGACTCCAAGATATAGATGATGAAAGTTGTATGAAAGAAGGTATAGGAAAATATTTTTTAGGATTTGATTCACCGCATACCGATTGCATGGGTTTTACATATAGTTTTGACGACTCTGGAAAGTATAAGTATCCTAATGCAAAACAAGCATTTGTCGCTCTCATATGCAAATTATTAGGCAAATGTATATGGGAAAGTAACCCTTTCATGTTTGTTTATGAATTTGAACTTATTGATTAACAGATTATATTGTTATGGAAACAGCAGAATTAATATTTAAAGGTATCCTTACCTTATTAAATGCTTGTGCTTTGATGTTTACCTTAATCTTGGTAAGCAAGTGGCACAGACGCATGGAAGACAAGATGGATAAGATAGAAGGATATGTCCGCCATGTATCAGATCGTAACGATATTGTTTACATTAACCAACTCTCGGAATTGCAAAGACTGTTGATAAATGAGGAACGGTATGAGGAAACCGATAAGATTGGGAAAATAATCAAAGATGAAGAAATTAAATTAGGAATAAGGGAATGAGCAATGTTAATTTGAACGAACTACGGAATATAGCTTACAAAACAGCTTGTGAGAATGGTTTCCACGATAAAGAACTGAGTGACGAACATGAAATATGGAAAGACGTTTCAGGATTTGAAGGATATTATAAAGTTTCAAACTTAGGTAGAGTAAAATCTTTGGATAGAATTATTTTGTCTAAGAATGGGAAAAATATGCCATTTTGTGGGAAAATATTAAAATACAGAACAGGGAAAAGAGGATACCCATACGTAACTTTAAGATCTCCTAATTTAAAGAAAACAGTAAAAATTCATAGACTAGTTGCAAAAGCGTTTATCCCAAATCCAAAAGGCAAACCACAAGTAAATCATATTGATGAGAACAAGTTAAACAACAAATGTGAAAATCTTGAATGGTGCTCCGCTAAAGAAAATTGCAATCATGGTACTCACAACATTAGAGTTGGGATGAGTGGGAGAAACTCACCTTCTAAATCACTACCCGTTTCCCAATTTTCATTATGTGGGGAATTTATTAAAAGATGGGATTCTTTATGTGAAATAGAAAGGCAATTAGGTTTCCGTCATTCAAATGTTAGCCCATGTTGTTATGGGAGAAAAATATCCATGTATGGATATATTTGGTGTTTTGAAAAGAATTACTCAAAAGAAGTAATAGATTCAAAAGTATTAATATATCAGAAAGCCCACACTCCTAAAAGAGTAGCGCAATTTTCTTTGGATGGTACTTTAATTAAAGTATGGGAATCTTCCAAACAGATATTTAGAGAACTTGGAATAAAAGATTCATTAATAAGCGTAGTTTGCAATGGAAAAAGAAAACATAGTAACGGATATATTTGGAAATATGTATAAAAATGTTAATAAGAAGATGAGATACAACGAATTAAGACCTATGTTGAACGGAAAAAGATATTGATTATGAAACGTGAAATAAAATTCAGAGGAAAAGAATTTGAAACAAGACAGTGGATAGAAGGATCTTTGACAACATATCCAAGATACTACCCAACTATTACACTCGTTGAAGATGCTGAACCTATTCCAAAAAAGACAACTTGTGTAGTTCTTCCTGAAACAGTAGGACAGTTCACCGGATTATGTGACAAGAACGGCAAAGAGATTTACGAGGGGGATATAGTCAAAACAAAAGAATATGGGATTGATATTCCTAATGGAGTTTTTTGTTCCAATGTTGCTGGTTACGACAATTTTTCAGTAGATTATATTGATGGTGGGTTTCGTTTGTTAAATAATCAACGTGGATTTTTATTGTGCAAAGGTAATCATCTTGAAGTGATAGGTAACATATATGATAATCCGGAATTATTGAAAGAAAATAAGCGATGAAAACAATTTTATTTATATCTATATGTATTATCGCCCTATTATGGGTTGGCGATCTCACAATTACATTTAAGCCGTTTTCCATCTCGTTGCCTGGTTGGCATAAGGCTTTAGGTATCCTTCTATTTTTTCTGTCAATGACGGTATATAATATAGGGGAATATACTAGAGGCTATAAACAAGGTTTCGATGATGGGATAAAGGAATGTATTGAAATACTTAAAAAGAAATGAATTTAGGGTACTTTTAGGGTACATGAATTAAATGGTATGTTTTTTGTTTTATTCATATTTTCCGTAACTTTGAATTGTAATGATCCCGTGTAAAGGAGCGCGGTACGTTCTTCGGACGAAAAGACTTTTATGAAAAAGAAACTTGTAATAAATAGAGAAAAATTTTGCCACTATTATATAGAAACGGGTAACGCATCAGAGGCGTATCGGAAAGCTTATCCATGCAGTGTGAATTGGAAGGACGGAACTGTGCGCAAACGTGCGTTTGACCTTCTCAAAGATTCAGATGTGGCCTCCCGGTTGAATGAGCTTCAGGTTGAGGCTTGCGAGAGGTTTGATATGAAGAAGGATGATGTGCTTCGCTTTCTTGCAAGCGTGGTGAATGTTGATCCGATAGATCTGCTGTCCTCTGGTAAAGATACATATATGGTAAAGTCTGTTGAGGATATTCCGAAATCCGTCCGTCTATGCATACAGTCAATTAAGAACACTCAATATGGAGTGGAGATACGGCTATACAGCAAAATAGCCGCCATTACACAGATAAGCAAGATGCTTGGATGGGATGCTCCAGTAAAAAGTGATGTCAATACCAATGTGCGCATGATAATTGGGGACGAGTGATGATAGAGATGGTATTCTCATATAAGCTGTTCAATCCTCTGTTTTGGCATATCCGTAAGGCTATGCATGACAAGAATATCAGGTACATTATAAACAGAGGTGGTTCTTCATCGGGAAAATCTGTATCAACGACACAATCGGTGCTATTGTCTGTGTTTTCTTGCGAAGGTTCGGCTCTTGTTGTAAGAAAAGTGGGAGCTAGTCTGAGGAATACAGTGTATGAAGAGTTTAAGACCCAACTAAAGGCTCTTCAACTGAGTCAGTTCTTTGTGCCTAAGGAAAATAATATAACTTGTGTAAATGGTTGTAAAATTGACTTTACAGGGCTTGATGATCCTGAAAAAATAAAGTCTATCACTGGATATCGTTGGATAGTGATGGAAGAAGCAACCGAGTTCGAATATGAAGATTTTACTCAGATACGTTTCCGTCTTAGAGGTAAGGAAGGGTTGCAGATAATATGCAATTTTAATCCTGTATCTGAGGATTCATGGATTAAAACGAAAATTCTTGATACTTATGAATGGGACGATCTTCCAAATGAACTATATGGCGAAGTGAAAAATCCTCTTACTAAAAGTTCTTTGCCAAAGGCATACAGCACAATATTAGGGAAACGGGGTTGCAAACCTAGAATGATCGCCAATGAACGTACAGGAAAGCTGGAAAAGTACCCATCGGATACAATAGAACTGCATTCGTCTTATAAAAATAATTTTTGGGTGGTTGGTTCTCCGGACGGTAAATATGGATATTATGACAGGCAGACAATATCCAATTATCAATGGTACAAGGAACATGATTACAACTATTACCGGGTATATGCGCTGGGTGAATGGGGTAGTATTAAGACGGGGGGTGAGTTTCTATATGCTTTCGATTCTAATAGGCATATTAAAACAACACGATATATCAAGGGACTTCCTGTGCATATTTCTATTGATAACAATGTTCTTCCCTATATTTCGATTTGTTTTTATCAAGTGGACGGAAGTCATATAAGGCAGTTTAATGAGATATGTGCCGGTGATCCATTTAACACAGTAACGCATGCATCTCGGATGGCTGTTGATTATCTGCGGTCAATCAGATACAATGATATGCTGTATTTATATGGTGACGCTTCAACAAGGAATGGGAATACTATAGATGATGAAAAGAGGTCATTCCTTGACAAGTTCGTAGAAGGGCTGGAAGGTACTTACCATGTCGAAGAAAGGATACCATATTCTAATCCGTCCGTGCCCATGTCTGGTGAGTTTGTCAATTACATGCTTGATGGTGGTTCCGGAATGTGTTTTTCAGTAGATGACGGATGTAAGAATTCAGTTGTTGATTATAATAATGCCAAGAAGGATGTTAACGGTGGAATGTTGAAGACGAGAGTTAAGGATAAGGTTACGGGGCAGTCTTATGAGAAGTACGGGCACATTTGCGACTGCTTACGTTATATTACCGTATGGGTGTTTAAGGATGAATATACTCGTTTCTCCTTAAAAAGAAAACGAAGTAAAATTAAGCAGGAAAATAAAGATATGAGATATTATGATATATCTAAAAATATTCAGGGGACAAGACTTGTATATGTTCTTCCCGAATATGCCGGAAAGTTTATTATGGTTTCATGTTATGTAAATGAGCGAATATATATCGATAATGTGACATATATAAGTTCATTTGATGAAAATGTTCTTCTGTCATTTTTAGAAGGGATATCTCCTGCGGAGATCTTGTTTGAAAGTGAAAAAAATTATTTTCCTATAGCACGGGGCTTAAGGGATAGATATGATGTCAGAATCATACATAAAAATATGGGAGCAGACGCTAGGATATCTGCTTTTTTGGATTTTATCAAAAATAATGTGATGTTCCGTTCAGACTATGACAAGATACCGCAATACAATGAGTTTATGGATGGAGTATTGGACTATAATGGTTCAGATGATTGCGCTGCAATTTATTCTGTAGCAGCACTGTCTTATTACGTATCGAAAAAATATAATATATAATTGGTATATTTTTAAGATATATCAAAACTTTGGCAAAAAAATATCGGATGTTGTACAAAAAATGTTGGTCTTTTTTTAATATGGGTATTTTTAGGGTATATAAATTGGAAGTTTATTATTTTAATTTATATTAAACGAAAATAATATTTGAATTACTTGTTAATTAATAAATTAATTTGTTCCTTTGTAACAGGCAATTGCCTTCATGGTGTGAAGTTGCACCATACCCACTTTTAGAACGTGATCACTGTGGAGGCAATTGCTGTATTATAACGGCGGTTGCCTTTATTGTTGTATATGAGACACTGGTTTAAGATACCTTCTTTAAAGAAGTCAAATAAGGATATGTATGATGAAGCCACCTATCATGGTAAGGATGATGGGGGTAATTTTATTTATGTACCTAAATGGGTAGAGAGCCTGTTTCCTGGCAATAAAGGAAATATAGATTACGATATGTCTACTGTTGAGGGGAAAGCAAGAGCCTTGCATGAATGTTGGCCGTTTGCAATGGTTCTAGATCATTGCGGAAGAATGATTCAGAACGGAAGATATTACGTGACAGATATGAACGGGAATGAAAAGAGGAGTTTTAAAGATATTGTGACTCTCTTAAATCGTCCAAATATAATACAGAGTGGGCGTTCCTTTATAAAACAGGTTGAGATATCCTTAAAATGTTTCGGATTTTGCCCTATTTATACATTGAGAGCTTTAAAATCCGACCTGCCTAAATCCATGATGGTAATACCTCCCGAATTATTTTATATGGAATCATTCGGTAAAGACCCATTTACTCAGACAGAACTTTCTTCAATTGCTAAAAGGGTATATATACGTTGGGGAGATGTAAATATAGAGCTTGGGGATGAGGAATATTTTGTCATATACGATTCAATAATGGATATTCCAAGCAATAATGGAGGGAAAATTGCCTTCCATTCCCCTGTAGACGCATTATCTTCGCATACGCGAAACTATATGGCTCAACTGATAGGGAGAGGAAATCTTATAGTTAATGGAGGTCCAAAAGGGATATTGTACGGGAATGATACGACTGATGTAGGGAATGCCGCCATTACTCCGTCTGAATCCCAAAAATTGCAGAATGATTTTAAAAGGAAATATGGCATAGTGCATAAGTTGTATGAAATCATGGTGACTCCTAAGAAACTGGGATGGATTACATTAGGATCAAATACGGAACAATTGAAGCTTCATGAGGAAGATAAGGCGTGTTTGGAGGCGATAGCTCAGACGATAGGCTTTGACCCCAATCTGATTATACAAGGAAGTACTTATGATAACTCTTCTCAAGCAAAGAAAGCGGCATATCAGGACCTTATTATACCTGACAGTGAATCTATAACAGAGGCTCTGACTAATGCTATATGTAAGGACAGGGCAATAATCAAAATGGACTTCACTCATGTCCCTTGCCTTCAAAAGGATATGAAAGAATTGGCGGATGCCTTGTCTACAGCCTCTAATGCTGTAGCTTCATTGTATAACAATCGGCTGATTACTTTTGAAGAGGCAAGAACCGAAATGTCCAATTTTACAGATATTGATCCTGATAATCCCAAGGGAGAATTTAAAAGTGAAATAAATAATGATGGAGACAAGCAAATACAAAAACAGGCTGGGGAAGCAGTATAAATCCTTAGCTTTTTATGCAAAGGAGATACAATATGATTCTGGCAGCAGAGCTATTAGTGGCTATGCTGCGGTTTTCAATAACATTGATAAGTCCGGTGACATGCTCCTGAAAGGTTGTTTTTCAAAAAGCATACAGGAGAGAGGCCCGGGAAGTTCTGCTAATGATAAGATTATCATGTTGTGGATGCATGACATGCATGAGCCTATAGGACGCATTACGCTTCTGCAAGAAGATGAGAAAGGGCTTTACTTTGAAGCGTCTATTGATGATGTGGAAAGAGGAAATCAAGCGTTGAAGCAGCTTGAAAGTGGCACTTTGAACCAGTTCTCTATAGGTTATAGTTATGTATGGGAAAAATGTGAATATGACAGGGAACGTGATTGCTTTGTTGTAAAGGAAGTCATTCTGTATGAGATATCCGTAGTGTCCATAGGATGTAACGGAGAAACTGAATATCTTGGTCTGAAATCGGCAGAAGAATATGAAAGTGCGTTGGAGTCACTTCCGGTTGAAATAAGTGATGTATGTAAAGGACTTCCGATAAGAAAGAGGGAGGAAATCCAAATGTTAGTAAGAAAAGCGATGTCACTCGCTCGATACAAGCCGGCAGACAAGCCACTTGATGAAGAGGGAGCCGATGAAAAAATAAAACTATTTACAAAACCTTTAAAACTTAAAGAAGCATGAAATTTGACTTTTTAAGCAAAATTGATTTGTCGGTAATGGATGAGGTTTCCGTGAAGTCATTACAGGCGTTGCAGGACGCAATAAACGCTACTGTAGGCGATTTCATGGACGATACTATCGACAAAAAAACTTTTGAGGATAAATTAAATGAGGTTTCTCAAAAGATAGATTCCGAAAAGGAATTGGAAACAGTGCGTAAGGAACTTGGTGAGATGAAAGAGATAATCGTTCGCATGAAAGGTGCAATGCATAAGAATGAAGACGAGCAAATGGTGTTCAAGTCTGTAGACCAGCAGATTGAAGAGCAACTGAAGGATTTCATCACAGTAGGCAAGCATGGAGAGAAAACTGTGGACTTGAAAACGGCTTGTAAGCAGTCCCCCGGTTTTAAGAAAAGCCTTACGCTTGTTATAAACAAGAAGGAGGTTGAGCCCTTGAAGAGTACGGGTGTGGCACCACATTATAACATGACAATTGATAGTCAGTTATCTGTTGATCCACGTTCCCAGACTGTAATCCGTAAATTTGCCAATGTGGCAGCAATATCTACACGATCATTGACTTATGCGGAGTTCAATCCAGGTGAAGAAGAAGCTGAATGGGTTCCAGAAGGCGGTCTTAAGCCTATGATGAGCGGTACATTGGCAGAAGTTACTATCAATGCTGGCAAAGTGGCTCTTGGCACAAAAGTAACTGAAGAAACATTATCTGATTTGCCTCAGTTGGTTGCGGAGGTTAGGGCTGAGATTATCAATCGTATTGGTTTGAAAGAAGAAGAAGGTATTCTGTCTGGTACTGGTTCCGGCGGTCAGATTAAAGGGATTGGGAGTGATATACCTACATTCTCTTTGACAGCTCTGAAAGTAGATAAGCCCAACACTTATGATGTTATTGTTGGTATGTATACACAGATTGTGTCAATGTCCAATATGGCTTATCGTCCAAATCTTGTGCTTATGCATCCTCTTGACTATGCGCAGATGCAGTTGACTAAGGATGTTAATGGGCAATATCTTCGTCCTTTCCGTATTGGCGATGAACTGATTCAAGGTCTGAGAGTGGAAACCAGCACAGCAATCAAGCAAGGTGATATTTGGGTTGGCGATTTTAACTATCTTAACATCCGTGATGTATGGGTTATTACCATTACACTTGGATGGGAAAATGATGATTTCACTAAAAATATGGTGACTATCCTTGGTGAAAAACGTCTTATGGCGTATATTAAAAAGCAATATAAAACTGCATTTGTCAAGGATAAGATTGCGACCGTTATTGAAGCTATAACCCCTGCCGGTATTGGCGGATAAATTTATTAAACATTATGAAAGTAAATTTGACTAAAACTTATGAGGTTGAGTTCGCAAAGGACGGGGCCGTTTATAAAAAAGGTGATAAAGTAAGTGTTAATATGTTACTTGCAGGTAAGTTCTTCCAAGATGGACGTGTTGCCACTGTTCCTTCGGAATTGATGGAGGACGCTAAGAAAATCGGTGCTGAAGATTTGTTCAATAAAAAGAAGAACCTCAAAGATATTGTGTAATGTTGGTGGATTATACTTTTTTCCAAGGTGGTATTCTTGATATCGAAGGTGCAGTATTGAATATACATACTCCTTCTGAGACTAATAAGGCAATTGTTGACAGCCTTCAAGGCTTTGTAATGCAATATGAGCCGGAATATTTAGAGAAGCTCCTAGGGGAAAAGTTGTATAAGGAATTCTCATCCTATATTTCCAACGATGGAGAAACGAAGGAAAAAAGATGGGATGATCTTATAGCGCATCTTGTCATGAAATATAGTGATGGCGATAGGGAGATTTCCAAATCCCCCATCGCCAACTATATATACTTCCATTACTTGAGACATAATCACACTCAGGCGACTATTACAGGAGTGAAGGCTGATGGAGATGATGGTCGTCTTGTAAGTCCCGAAAGGAAAATGATGTTTGCATGGAACGACATGGTAAGAATGAATATCAGACTTGTGAGATGGCTTCAAGCCAATAATGCGGACTATCCGGATATCGCCACCGATTTCGAATTGATGGAAACAATTAATTCCTTTGGGTTATGATAATTGATATAATATCAGATGTATGTGCTTCCTTGTCAAAAAGAATGGATCAACAGATAAATTACATATATGGTGACAGTTCTTATATAAGGGAAACACTTCTTCTTCTTGGGAAAAGCAGGGTGACAGCATCGGGAAAATTCCCAATGATAGGGCTGTATGTTCCCTTAGACGAGGAAAGGGATAGTGAGAATTATTTTTGTAAGGCATCTGTAAACATAATAATCGCTACCAATACACTGGAAAAGTATACAAATGAACAACGTCGTGAGATATCTTTTGAAGGTATTCTTCGACCTTTGTATTACGGATTCATAGAAGAGTTAAAAAAAAGTGATAAATTTGATTTCGGTTACTCCGGTATTGTAAGCCATACATATTCAGAAAATTATAGTTTTGGAAGACGTGGTGCTGTTGATGTTGACGGTAAGGAAGTTGGCGAAAAGATAGATGCTATTGAAATAAAGAATTTGGATTTAACAGTTAAAAATCAGAATTGTTATGCGAACAGATATTAGAGAGTGCGGCAGCACGTCCGGATTTAATACTGGAATGAGTTACTGCCCCCTGCAACCGGACAAGGTCGCAGGTGTTATATTGGTCATTCATGGCAAAAAACTGCCCAAGGAATTGACTGCTGATGCTTTGGAGGAAGCCTGTCATGCTGATTATCCGGACAGAATTTATCCTATTACAGGATTTTCGGAATACGCGGTAAGCGGAGGTGAACCCAATACAACAGAAAATGGTTATGCCGGGTCGGAAATAACGGGCTATTCGGCAAGGACGGATACATTCACGTTGCGTAAGTTTAATCTAGCTTTACAAGCTAATCTTGTATCCAACAAGGATACATTGTTTGATATGTATGTTTTTGACAAGAATAATGTAATCTACGGAGAAGATGACGGAACAGATGAACTTGCAGGATTCGATTTGTCAGGGGTTTACCCTACAGGACAGGCTTATGATTCAAGCGGTCAGAAGGCTTATCTTGCGTTTAATGCGATGTATTCCGATACCGAGAAGATGATGAAAAACATGTCTGTAAAGCAAGCGGGTGTCAATTTGGAAAATGTTCTCAAGGGATTGAATTACGTTGAATTTGTCAAAATGGCATCTCCTGAGAATACATATAAACTCGTGGATCACTATGACCGCACAGACCTTACTGCATATTATGGCACTGTATTGTCTAATAAGGCTTCAACAGTCGTTTCTGGTGCGTCAGCACTGGAATACAGTAACGGTGTGCTTACAGCGACAGGAGGTGTACCGGTGCTTAAATCTCCTTCTATTTTACAGGCTAATGGGGTCATTGGAATTGAACAATGGGTACAATGAGAATTAATGGAGTCACATTTATAGAGTCCGAGGTGGTCAAACTTTCATTGGATGAGTTTGTCGCTCAGAATATAGATGTATTCTGGAAGGACATTTCTAGAGAAAGGCGGAAATCAAGGCTGGTTTCCGTATATAATAGGATTATCAATAACAGTAATTTAGGAGGCGGGGGAGATTGATCCCCCGTTTTTGCTATGACATTGGAGGAATACGCGAGATGTTGGAAGAAATTGGCTGATGGCATTCAGCCAATGATAAGGGATAAGATGGAAAGGGATGTTCCTCAGTTTGAGGAATATATACGAGAACAGCTATATAGTGGTGTTGATGGCGATGAAAGTCCTTTAATTCCCGGATATACAGAGGACCCGTACTTTAAAAAAGCTTATGGAGAGCATTGGAGGAAAAATGCCGAACGCTATAAGAATTGGAAGACAAAGATACAGAAACCAAAGCCTTCATATTTGGGTTTTTCTGCAAGAGGAAATAATACTCCAAACCTTATCATACGTGGAGATTTTTATAGTTCCATCACGGCAATACCAATATCAAATGGTATAAGGATTGCCAGCTATGGCGTTTCTTTTGGTTCTGATATTGAGAAGAAATATGGTTATAAAATTTTCAAGGTAAGCTCCAAAGCAAGGAGGCATTATGTTACGTATAGGCTTATGCCCTCTATTGATAAATTTATAAGGAGGTGCGAATTATGAAAAACTGCTTGTGCCAAGGGAATAAGTCAATGAGGGAGATGGAGCATATGCGTTCAATTGCAGAGAAGGCTGCTGTTATGGATGAATGTGTTTATATATTATATAAGGTTGGAGATGTGTATAAGTTCTGTCGTGAAGGTGAAAACTGGTCGGGTGAGTTTGTTGAATTCATATTTCCGTAAAATTATAGCGGACATCCGGAAGGATTACCGCTATCTATGTAAAGGACGGATCTACAAAAGATCGTTTTCTCCTTTTTCAATATTGGCTCTTATTTGCCTTAGAAGCAAGAATGATCCTTCCATCTTGTAATTTCCTAAATTTTGTTTCGCCTGCATGATGCAGCTTTCGATAGTGAGGACTAAATCTGGAGTGAACGCAGATTTGTTAATTTGCATTGTTTTGGGAAGTTGGTTAGCATGATCATTAAACCATGCAATCATTTCATTCAATTCTTCCTCTGTGTAACTTTGTTTTTTTTCAGCCATATTATATTCCCATGATTAATGATGCTTATATCTAAAAACAGTTCGTTTGTTACAAATGTTTTGTGCAAAAAAAGACATTTATTTTTTTATTGAAAAACAAAACTATCAATTATGTTATAATTTAGATTTTGTCTAAATTGCGAATGTGATATTTAATAATTGCGTTACTATATATTACTATGCGTTACTTAGTATTACTATTAATTGATATTGTCTTTTGTTTAATATTCATACCATTGTATAAGATAAAAACATCATTTACCTTTGTATCTGTAACAAGTGCAAAGCGTTACTTGATGTTGATTAAATATTCTCCTATTGGAGTTTATATATGACTGTTCCATAGTAGCTTGCACCTATTACGGAACTTTCTTTTTATACGATTCCAAGCGTGGATAGTATAAGGGAGGAAAGCAGGAGTGAATAATGGCACAATGAGGTTCGATTCCCCACCTGCTACAATCAGTCAAAATAAATCCCCGAAGGCGGAAGTGACTGAGCCGCCAACGGGGAACAATATTAATCTTATATCGCAAAGATATGGAAGATTTTAATAAGTTAACGTGAGTTCGAAATAAGAATAAATATATTTCACTTATAATTAGAAACATAGCG